GATAATCATGGGCTACAAGGTACTGGCAGACAAATTCGAGACAGACCTGATGCGTGTCAAATACGGTCCACGGGCGGGACTTGAAGGTCCGTTTAACTTCTCGGGTCGTGTGCTCTACTACGATGTCAAACAAGGTCAGTACTATGATCCAACCACAGACTTCTATGTGGAACGCGACGAGATGGACATGATCAACAACAGTTTGATGGCGGTACTGGCGGCAGCATGATATCAATCCATCCTGATCTTAATCTGTTTGAAGTCATGCTGGTGCAGGAGCACTATCGAAAGCGTGGCATCAAGTGTTACACCTTGACCAAAGGCAACGATTGCATCTGGGCTTACCATGGCGCGATCAACGAGTATTTTATTTTTCGCAACGGCCAAATTGCCGACATTCAAATTGACTAAGGAGTATGTTATGAATATCCAAGAAATCAACACTGCCATCATTCAAGGCCCATTTACCAACGATCAGCTGACCAGCATTGTAGACGCAGTGCGATTTGCTCGTAGTCAACTCACTCGCCGCAACACTGGATCCTTTGTGATTGGTACTCGCGTCAAGTTTCACAATCGTAAAACTGGTGTGACCTATACCGGAACAGTCAACAAGGTCAAGCTGAAGAATATTCTGGTCGACACCGATGTTGGTGTTCGATACAATGTTCCGGCTGCCATGTTGGAAACAGTATAATTGACTGTGCTTGCAAATGAAACAATCAACTTTTCGTTTGTGGTTAACACAGATGTGGATGGAAAATCGCGAAGAACATCAGGCCCATCAAGAGCCTGTTGTCAGCCAACAAGAGTATTTTAACCGATACAAATATTGGCTTAAACGAGAGTATAAACATCAGCAACGCAACAGTAAATAACATGAACAAAATAGATTTTAGCACAAAAGAATTTGAAGGGATCAAGTTGGCAGCAGACTGGATTCGAGATCTTGAAAGCAGCGACAGTAGATTACACAAAGAATCTGTGATCGAAAAAGCCTATGTGGCCTCACAACTTGGCAGCGCCAGTGCTCAATGCTTTTTGTTCAACTGCTATCAGGCCTACAACCCTTTCTATGTGTTCGGCGTCAAACAAATACCCGAGACCACTGGACTTGAGAACCAACCCAACAACTGGCCTGTGTTCTGGGCCTTGTGTGAAGCACTGCGCACTCGTAGCTTGACCGGGCACGAAGCTCGTGATCGTATTGCGGCTGTGAGCCAAGAGTTTGACAGTGCCGAATGGAACATGCTGTGTCGTCGAGTGCTGATCAAAGACCTGCGATGCGGCATCAGTGAAAAGACCATCAACAAAGTTGTGGGCAAAACAGAATGGAAGATCCCTACCTTTACTTGTCAGCTGGCACAGGACTCCACCGACCACCCCAAGAAGATGAAGGGCATCAAACGCCTGGAAGTCAAGCTGGACGGCGTGCGTGTGTTGGCAGTGGTGTCGGGCAATAGCTGTGTGTTGTACAGCCGCAATGGCAAAGGATTTGAAAACTTTCCGCAGATTGCCGAGGCCATCTTGGACAACCGTCGGGCATTCCAGTACGGTCGCGGCACAGGTGGACACTTTGTGTTGGATGGTGAAATTGTAGGTGAGAATTTCCAAGCACTAATGAAACAGGCACAACGCAAAAGCAATGCCAAAACAACTGGCATGGTTTATCACATTTTTGATATCATCCCGTTGGATGCTCTCAAAGAAGGTCATTGCAACTTGCAACAGTACAAGCGTATAGCATGGCTAGAAAGTGCAAAAACGGTGTTGGACGAAACCGATTGTTTGCGTATCATGCCGGGTATGGATGTGAACCTGGACACTGCGGAAGGACATGATGTTATGCGCAGGTTTGCTGAAGCGTCAGTTGAGCAAGGATATGAAGGCATCATGATTAAAAATCTCGATGCTCCGTACGAATGCAAACGCAGTGATCACTGGATGAAATGGAAACCCACCATCACAGTGGATTTGACCATTGTGGGTTTTGAAGAAGGAACTGGTCGCAATGCAGGCCGGTTGGGTGCTATAATTTACGAAGGAGTTGACGATGAACGAAATATTCGGGTTAATGTTGGTACTGGCTATAGTGATAATGATCGTGATGAGTTTTGGGCTGCCCGGGATCAGTTACTTGGTGTCATTGGCGAAATCCAAGCTGATGCAGTTACTCAAAATCAAGACGGATCATTCAGTTTAAGATTCCCTCGACATGTTCGATTCCGTGGATTTGAAGCCGGGGAGAAACTGTAATGCATTGGCTGTTGGTATTGATCTTGGCATTTGTTAACCTGCCGCTGGCTCTGGGGTTGGCAGCAATTTTTATATTTTTTGGCAAACAAACAAAAAATTAATCTAACAAGGAATTGAAAATGGAAAAATTTATGGAATGGTTTGGTCGGCACCGTAAGACGATTGGATACACTGTCGGTGGTGTTAACTTAGGTTCTGGCATTGCCGCAATCGCCGGTGGCAGTGTTTGGCCTGGAATATTATGGTTAGTATTAGGTGCGGCAATAATTTTAGATGCTAGGATGTTCAAATGATTTCAATGAAAGAATGGATGGAATTGGTCGACTATAAGATCACCGAAGGCAGTGCATACGGCTGGTCATGTTACGGTCCCAATGCTTATACACTAGATTCGTGGAACGGTGTTCAAGGCGAAGGTGGATACAGTTTCAGCATTGTGTTCAGTACTGAATCTGCACAAACAGCGTATCAAGTGTCAGCATACGACTACACCAACAATCGTGCTTACCGAATGATCAATTCGGACTATGCAGAGCAGTATCATAACGAAGCCAAGTCTAGAAATGTGCCGGCTAATCAAGCCTGGGACGATGTTGACTATGTGGATTTGGAAGTGGCAGACGACTTTATTCAAAAATGCCTGGCCATCCGAGCAGGTGAGGAATACGATACCCGTGTGCAGATACAAGTGGACTTCTCTGATGAAGATTTGTTGAAGTACATGAAAATGGCGCACGAGCGTGATATCACATTCAACGAATTGGTGGTGCAGGCCTTGACTGAGGCTATTCAACTCCGCGAAGACAACCCAAAAAGATTTGGTCAGCTGTACAACGACTGACAATTTGGAATAACATATGAGCAAGAAACTCGAAATTGACTTTGAAACAGCAGATGGTATCACGTTACTTACACTGAAAGAACAGCGCCGGTATCTCAAAAAAGAATTGGCTGACTTCAAAAAAGGTCAGTACCTGCATCCTGAAGATGTAAGTGGAAACCAAATCATGATCCACCATCTGGATGCTGTTATCAAGCATTTTGGTGGTTAAATGAAAATTGGACTCAGTTACAGTCGGTGTGTTCGAGACATTGCGGAAGGTCGAGTAGACATCGACGATGTGCTAGTGGTTATTGCTCGTACAGATTTTGATCCCAATGACGATGCCCAGTGGACAAACATATGGACTGCCTACGGTGGGGGCACCCCCGAATTTGACTCCATCGGGGGTTTTAGTCGTAGTGCGCCAGAGTGGGCTGGTCAAACTGACGAAGATCTTTTCCGTAGTGTGAGTGTAGGCTTATGGAAGTTGGGCAAGCTGCACCAGCCACGCAAGTTTGGCGCACATCCAAGTCGGCGTGGTGAATTTTGGTTGGAAGCAGTGCTGCCTGACTCAGAACTGGAATCGCGCCCCGCAGTAAAGGCAGCATGGGATCAGTTTCAGATGCTGGCTGGGTTGACCAATACAAAGTTGGATCGAGACTATCAATGAAAAAGGTATACTATGAAAAAGTTGGACGGCGGTATCGGCCTGTGGCTGAGTATGATAGCGATCTTTTGGATAGTTTCCATCGAGGTAGTCACCTTGTCTGCGTATACCCCGGGGGACAATCCCGTAGGTTTAACGTGGAACCTAACCATGCGGCCATGATTGCCGCAGGGCGTGTGGCTGAAGATGCTATCTGTCAGGCCTTACACAAGGCCAGTGAAATGCGTCCGCAACGCACACCCATCACTCCGGGTCAACTCAAGGCCTGGAAAAAATTAGCCAAAGAATTCGGTGATGAATTGTGTCCATTGATGCACGCCAGTTCTAGAGATCTAGCCGAGGCAGGTGTCAAAGCCATGCAGACCGAAGCAGATTATCTAATGAGTCATCCCGCAGTGGTTGACGCATGGGAGAAATTTATGTTAATATGTAAACTTACCAAGGAAAGAAAAAATGGCAACTAAAGCAACAGTATCTAAAATCAGCGACAAACTGATCAAGATAAATGAATCATACACTGTGTATCGTTACGACAACGGCTTCATGATAGAAGCAGGTGGACGCAACAAAAAAGGCGACTATGTCACTGCCAAGATCCTGTGCAACACACTGGACGAGGTGCTGATTCTTGTGAAAGAAGCCGGCGAGATGGACCTGGATAGCTAAGGACAACATCATGGCCACTTGGAAACTATCACCGCAGAATAAAAAATCAGCAGTAGAAAAAATGTTTTTCTACAATGGCAGCAAAGCTATTGTTGTTGAACAAGGCTGGCGCTGGGGCACGTTCACAGTGGAATCAGAT